TGTTAGATGTAGGCTGAGTACTTTTAGAAGTAGAATCTGTTTTGGTATTTTTATTTTTTATAAATTCTAAAAATGTACTACCACCAGTTTGATAAGAATATAAGGTTCTTTTGTCTTTATCAATAATTCCAGCGTTTTTTAATCTATTTACAAAACTCTTAGATTGATCCATATTTAAAATTCCATTATCATAGAAATACTTTAAATATATATCTAAATTTGTAGGATCCTCTGCTATGTTATTTAACATCTCTTCTGTATTAAAGTCATCATTTCCTATTCTTTGTTGAATATCTAAATCAGCAATATTAATATTATTAATAACCTCTTCTATATTTTCTTTTTTTCGCTGCCCTTCAGGTATGGCTGCTAATATGTAATTAGCTAATAATTTACTTTTTGGTTTATTTGATACATTATACCATATATCTTTTCGCTCTTCTTCTCTTATAGCATCTCCTTTCGCACTTCCTGTATTTGAAACTCGTTTAGGTTTAGTCTCAACATAAGTTGTAATTTTAGGTTTAGGAACTTGAGTAGTTATAGTTTTTTGAGATTGACTATTACTATTACCATCACTTACATCATAAATTATATTATCAGGTGAAGTAAAAGTTGTCTCAGTTCCTACATCTACAGTATTAGTCATATCAGGTTTACCATTTTCATCTGTATAATGCCAAGTATATTTATTAGGATCATTTTCATCCCAAACTTTAACTAATTTACCTTTGTTAGATGGAACATCACCACCGCTTTGTAATTTTTTTCCCCCATATTTCATAGCCTGTTGTTGTGCTATTTGTTGTGGAACTTGTTGTACTTGCTGTTGTTGTATCTGAGGTTGTTGATTAATACTCCTCTGAATATTTTGATTAGGACTTTGCTGTAAAGCCTTTAATTGATTCTGCATTAATATAGTTAATTCCTGTATTTGTTGCTCTATTGGTAAACTTAAAACATATTGCTGAATATCCTTTGGTAAAGACATCAATAATTGCATTAATTCAGGTGATAATTGCTGAGGCTGTCCCATAACACCACCTACTTGTTTTTTTAATACTAATTTCATTATAAAATTATCTTGAAGATTTGTTGTTAAGTAATAATAAAGGATCTGTTACTAACTTAATGTCATTCCTGTCAAATATCAATCTAACAACTATATATGTGTCCCTAAACCTCTGTAATTGACTCGGATGCTTAAAAGGATTAATTATACTATTATTAAAAATTTCATTTATAGGACACATACAACCCTCACAATCAAAGATAAACATGGGTTGGTCATAAGTATTAACATAATCCCTGAAGTCGTTAAAACTAAAATAACGCTCGTTTCTGTCTAATCTAACATTAGGATAAGTATAGAAAAATCTACCACCTTTATTATATTGTAAATTTAAATAACCACTTGATTGATTTGAATTATAAATTAAAGCCCGATTAAACGTGATGTCATTTACATAAATATCTTGACAATTATTATCACACTTGTAAGCCATTGTATTGAAATGTATCGATCCTGTAGTATTAGACATTAAGTCTAATTTAGGACTTATTACAGCTTCGTATTCTAAACTATAAGGAATGTCATAATAAGTGGTAAAATCACATTTAATATTATGAGTGTATAACTTACCATTTTTACTACTATAATAATTATTTCTATCATAAATATAATAATCAGGTATAAAACTATGAAAACTAACAAATGATTTAGTAGCAAAAGAATATGATATAGTATAACTCTTATCACATGTATCAGATACCTTATCTTTCTTAGTCATCAAAAACCTATTATTGTAATAATCATAAGTAAATAAAATAGGATTACAATCATTACCACAAAACTTAGCAGTATCCTTGAAAAAATAACTCATACCCTCATCTGATAAAGTTTCCATTTTATCATTTAATAAATGAATCTTACCTGCATAAGTATCATACCAAATGATTCCTAACTCATTCAATAAATATCCAAATCTAAATTTATTACCCCCAAAACCAACTGAACTCGCGTATATAGGTAAAGGATCCTCTGAAAACAATTCACCTGTCCCTAAATATACAGTAGTATCATCTACCTTTAATTGTTTATCATTTGTAAATATTTGCCACAATATATCTTTAGTATGAGCATATAACTTATTATTTAATACAAATATCTCTTCTATATCCCCATAATAATTAGGTACTTGAATAAAATTACTAACCTTAAATGAATTTAAATTGTAATTAGATAAATTAGTTTTATCACTGGCTGCTATTATATTAGATAACTTATTAGCACAATCACAAGTATTATATTTATAAGGAATAACACTATATATCTTTTCATTATTCAACTTATTAAAGTCAAAATTATAACCACTATAATTATCACTAAAATCAGTAATCATAGACGGAAAAAAATCTTTATAAAAATAACCTTGTGTAATCTCATAATCAAAATCACATAAATCTACATAAAACCTATTTAAAAAAGAATATTTAGGATCATTTGGATTTGTAATATCTGGTACATGACTATCTAAAAATATAGCACCATTCTTTAACTTAGGATAATACCACTCATTCTCATTATCACCTTCATATCTCATATCTACATTATAATCACTCTCTACAAAACAATGAATCAAAGTCTTTAATAACTTAGGATTAAATCTATAATCTTCCCAAGAAGAATCAGTTGGAGTTTCATATACCCTCGCTCCATCTTTAAATAACTCTACATTTGAAGTACGTTTATAAGTGAAATAATTTATAAAAGTATCACCATGAAAACAAGTTATCTTATCTTGAAACTTATTATTAGTCTTTGTACCTGTATCTATATAAATCCAAGAATTTACTTGCCCATATATATCACAATTATTCCTTTTTAAACTTACATACCAAGCCGCAGAAGAATTTAATTCCATAGTCAATTCATTATCTAACTCATTATAATCTTTCTTAAAACTTTGATCACTATCTCCAATTGCAACATTAGGACTGTCATCACATAAATTAATTGGATCACCATGAAACTCACTTGATGGATTTATTAATAATAATGGATTTTTCAATATTTCAAGATATACAGAACTTTCTCTCCATCTATTATCTAATGGAAAACTTAAATTGTTTGTATTCTCTACCACGGTATTCTCAGTAGCGTATCTTAATCCCCTTAATACTCTATTTCGTTGATTAGGTAAACTGTTTATTTGCTGATTTATATTTATATTCTTTCTTCTACCTACATTAAAACAATCACCTTCAACTTCAACTATATCATTAGGATAAACTCTACCTTTACCTCTATATTCCTTTTCTATCCTTATATATTCTGCACTTAAATCAGGTGTATTAAATAAAGTATTAGGAGATATAAAAGTATAAGCCCCTAATGTCTCACAATTTAAAGTTGTGTGATAACCACCACCTCCTGTAGAATTATAATATTCATTACTATTTACAGCATGTTTAGGAATAACCATTGGTATAATAGAAGTTGAATTAGCATCATTATCCATAAATGTGCCATGTAATATACCCTTAGCTATAATTGATTTTACAGTAGGTGTACGTTCCATATAAACAATTCTATAACCTGCAATCTGCTCTATCGGAATATCATCAGGAGGAACTATATTAGAAAATTCTAAACCTAATGGAAATATATAACACTTCTCATAAGGTAATCCATCAGGTTCTACATTATTAGTTTCACATTCAAAACAAGGCTCTATATGATTATCAGGCATTTTAAATAACCTAATATTATCCATAATTATATTTCCCTCTGAATCAGTGTGATGTGGAAACATATAATTACCATCACAGTCCTTTGTATCAGGATACCTCTCACAACTCTCAAAATAAGATAACTCCCCTCTCGTCCTTATACAAGGTATAAATCTATCCTCAGCACACAAATCAGATTCTATTTCTTCATTAATAGTACATCTTTTCCATTTAATAAAATATCCATTACATGCACTCTCTATTTCCCAACCTTCTAATACTACATCACACTCTGTATATTGATACTGATAATTATAAACAAAAGTTTCTATCTCTATATCACCATCATTAGTTATTACAGAACCAACTAAACAATAATTAACAGGGATGTCACTACAAGTATCTTCTATTAATATTCCATCTTGATACCTTTTAGCACAAATATATAAATTAGAAGTGTAAATATGATTATATAATTCACCTGACTCACATTCATTAAATTCAGTCCTATATGCTGTATTACCATTTTTCCATTTTTCTAAATCACAGTTAATTTGATTTGGTAATTCATTATCAGTTAATAATTCTAAATCATTTGAATTAGCCACTCTGCCAATCAAAGGAAATACATTAGTCTGAGTTCCATCACATATATCCCAAACAATTCCAAGATTGTAAATTTCATCCCTTAATCTTGACTTATAATTAGCCATTATTTCAGGATTTTTATAACCCATAGGTAAATCATCAACTCTTATTTTCGTAGTAACATAATTAACTTGAATATTATTAGCATACTTTTGATAATTAATATTCTTAACAGTAGTAATACCCGATAAAAATAATCTATTATCTTTCATTTCCAAGGTCTTAGCAAACTGATAAGATATTTCAGGTACTGTCAATTCATTTAAACTTATTACCACATCCTGCTCAGTTATCCCTGTAAAATTATATACAAAACTATTACCAGAATAATTAGAAGTTACTATTAAGTAAGATGTACGAATTAATTCAGATTGTTTAATCACAGCAATCTGAATCTGTGAGTATTTAGAATCTAAATTACTAATATTTAAAGTAATACTTTTCGTTGTAATTAATCCACCAATAGCACCATCTATATGTGCAAAAGTATTACTATAAAATTGGTCATCATATATGTAAATAGGATTACTATAACCCATCCAATTAGACCATACATCCCCATTTCCAATCTTAACAAAAAAATGATAAACCCCCGTTACTACACTACCTCCAAAATCGTTTACTACAATATCATCAAAATTAGGAGTAATGTTACAATCAGCTAACATTAGCTTATCGCAAGTATCAGGAGCAGGTTCATCAATATTTAAATATCTTACAGGATTAATATTATCAGTCCAATATATTACTATCTTGCCACAATCATTTAATCTACTCATCCTAACCTTTATCCAATTACAAGTGTCAAAACCTAAACAATCACTTTCCATGATTACCGTATAAATACACTCATTTAAATCAGCTTTAACTATTCTATTATCATCTAAAAAAATAATTTGTATATAATTATCTATATACAAATTACCTATAATATTAGCCCCAAAATCAATACATAACTTATTTGAATAATCATTTTGAAACTTAGACATATTATCTGCCATTAGACAGTTTTTAGCATATCTATATTCCCCCTCACCTAAATTAACAATATTCTTGTCTAAGTTTAGACCTTTAATATTGATACCTACTTCTATATGTTTAGCCATAAGTTCCAAAATAATTATCAGACGGTAATCTGTTATTTATTATTCTATGAGCTGATTTCAATTTATCCAAACTAGGCATCTTAGCCTTACCTCTTACCTGAGCTAATGAAGATAAAAATCTTGCTTCAGCTTCTCTACTTAATATAGTCGCATTTTTATCATACATACTATAACTACGCCATTGCATAATCTTATAATAATAATAATTAATTAAACAATCTATTACCTTAGCGTCATCGCTAATTAAAGGATAACCCTCTTCATCCAAAGGATACATTAAATAAGATAAAATTATATCTCCCTCCTTAAATGTAGTTTCTAACATATTGTTTCTTATGATGTAAGAATTTTGAGTTAATCCGTATTTTGATTTTGGTGTAGTTAATTCTATATAATTTGGTAATTGTCTTTGTAAATGAAAAGATGGCATAACAGAGTTATATTCATACATCTGTTTAGTAATAATAATAGGTTTACAACCATCTTTACAAACTTCGTCCTCTTTATGTATAGTGCATTTTTCAATTAATGGATTATCTTTATCACAACTTTTTTCTATTACACATTTAACAGGTGAATAAAGTACTCCCATAATTCTTTTTGTTCCACTTGGTAAAGAAGCCTTGTAATTTTTTAGTTTCAATAACTCTATATTATGCTGACAAACTTCTTTTAATTCCAATAACCTTAAACATTCACCAAATAACTCTATAGCAGCTATTTCATTAAAATCCTCTTTGATATAAGGATTTAATAACAATCTTGCTATTACAGTTTTTATTGAAGTAAATCCAATATCAAGCATGTTATTTATTTTTCTTTACAATTCAATTCGTTAAACCTAAAGTCATTCAACATTTCTTTCACCCAATTGCTAGGCTCAAAATTTCTATACTTACTAAATCCATTAGTTTCCTTTCTACCTCTCATCCATTCTATTCCATGATACTTACCACCTAAATTCTTTGTAGCATAATGTTTATAAGATGTCTTATAAGGCTCTAAATAACCTACCCTTTGTATCTTAAATGGTTTACTATTCAATATACTATGCTGAAATTTCCACTCATAAAACTCTCTTAAAATCCTTTTAAATATAGCGTAATTTAATTTTTCAGCTCCTGTAGCAGTACACCTTTTTAAATAACTTCTATAAACATCTTTAATATTAAAATACTTACCATTCCTAGGCACTCCAACATCAATTCTATATAACTTCTTTATCATGTCTTTATACTTAGGAATATCTTCCTCCGTACAGTAACATTCATTATAAGCTTTTTTTAATTTCAATGAAGCATAAGATAAGAAAGACTTTAACATATTAAAATTCTTAGTGTCAGCAAATCTTCGTTTATTTAATTTTCTTGCAGCATCAGATATAGAAGTAAATCTCTCTAAAATATGATAAGTTTTACAATTAATACGAACTATAGGTAATCCCCTTTTATTTCGTACCTTATCCCAATTCTTAGTTTTGTTTCTGTCCTCCTCCGCCCATACTGGACTCGGCTTGATTATTCTTGGCATCGTTTGTAGTATCGTTTATAGTTAATGAATGATGTTTCAATATAGTTTGTATTGTTATATCTTTTAATGATTTCTCTAAATCGTTATCTATGTTAAATTCAATGTCATAAACCGTACACTTTTTATCCTCCTCAGATATAACTCCACAGCTATTATTTAATAAATTAAATTTCTCAACTTCAATTACATCCTCAAATACTGCCCTCATGTTTATAACCCTATTCTTATCATTAATAAATAAATAACCATTTTCAATAAAATATTCTCTACTGTTTTTACTATATTGCCTATAAGACGAATACTCCATAGTAGATCTGTCAGTTAGAAAATACTTTGTACCAAAATCTATATTTCTAACAAAATCTACAAAATCACCAGTAGCTGTCGATAAAAACTTAGGTAACTTGTATTTACTTCTCATTAATTTTTTACAAATATTTATGTCTATACAAGGACAAGTTGCAGTAGTAACTTCTATCATTTCAATACAATATAAATTACTGTAATTAGAATCGGAAATATTTTTACTATTTTGCTTATCTATCTTTTCTTTTAATAGTTTACTACGTATAGCTTTTAACTCTTTGTAAATTAATCTATTAGATAATACAAAATCATCAGACTTCTGACCATTATTAAAATATTCCTGTATATCAGAAATATAACTATTAATCGTTGCCATTATTACCTATCAATTTTAATTTGTAAATTATTTGTCTATAATAAAACATCATTATCATTGTGCTTAAATTTGTTTTGTTACATCAACTGTGCTTTTAACGCACACAATTCCTTTAAAATCATATTAGCAAATGTACTCATATTCATTTGAACAGTAGTATTTGCTGTATTACAATTTACATATTTAGTAAATGTACCTTCCATACAAGTATTAAAAACTATTAAATCAGATAAATATATTATTTTACCCTCTTTTACTGCATAAATATTTATTCGTACAGTTACAGGCATTTGTAAATTATTTATAAGTAGATTTAATGTACTACTGTTAGTATTAAATATAGGTGTCATATTCTTATCCATTACTACAATTTCAATTAAAGAACTGTCTAAACTATTAGTAGTTATAATATTATTAATATCTACATATAAATTAAAACCAGTAGCTGTTATACTTGTAGTATAGGTATAAGATAAATTTTCTAAACATTGACTATCAATACTGAAACAAGATAAATTAACATCAAATAAAATAGTATTAGGATTAATACTTAAGTTTTGAATTTTTTCTATAATAGCCTCAGTTACTAACTTATAAGAGTCAGAAGCTGATATACCCAAATAAGGTATATCAGTACTACTCTTAACACATCCATCATAAATTTCATTGCCATAACAATTTTCAACATTATTACAATTATTACAATTACTCATCAATTTCTGTTGTTTTTTTGTTTTTTATTATTCTGTTATTATTAGCAGTTGTATTCCTTAGAATGTCATTCTTAACTGAAAAACCCTGACTACTTCCAAAATAATAACCTATAATATAAGAAATAATAATGTTAAAGTTGTTTATTAAAGTATCATTAATATTACATTGTTTTAATACACATAACAATATAATGATTAACCATACTATTACTATCGTAGCTGCTAAAAAGTTTTTAAATTCAATTGAATTGTATAGATTTAACTTATTCATAATTTCACCTTTAATAAATCTTTAAGCTCAGAATATAAACCCTCAATCTTACCAATGTGACGACTTATATCTTGATATTGTGTAGTTGTTAATAACATAAAATCTTTTAAAGTATATTTAATATCATGAACATTTGATTTTAAATGATCCATCTCAGTTTCTATTCTGGTTATATCACTTTTAACGACCATGTTATCTTTTAAATTATGAAAATTATTTTCGATTGTTAATAATCTATTCGCTTGACCTCCAACTTTCTCCATTAAATCAGCTATTGTTTTCTGTAAAACTAAAATGTCAGATTTATCATTCTCAATATGATGTATAGCTGCATAATATTTACCAGATAATTTGTATAACCAACCTACTAAACCTATTATTGAACCTATCATTCCAACTAACTCTGGAGTTATTTGCATTTTTCCCATTATTAAAATTAATTTATTTGTTAAATAAAGCACCCTGTATTAAGAGTGCTTTATTTTTTTGAATTAAGCTGTAGTAGAAAGTGTTATTACATTACTCCAATTTGTATTACATCCTGGATTATTTATACATTGAATCGCTGTTTCTAAATTTACTGCACATATAGCCCTAAAATATATAGTAGTTGGATGTGTATAATTTCCACCTGGAATAGAATAATTATATACAGGACCAGTAAAGACATCTATATAAGTAAATCCTGTTGTTGTGGATGTTGTAGAACTAAATAAATAAGTACTTCCATTAGGACTTGAACTTAAGCAACATTTAAAATAATCTGTAAATATTATATAATTATAATTAAAAATAGAATTAAAAGTAGTTGAATTAGAACTTAATATTGGCGCAGGTAATCCACAACAAACTGTTGTTAATACATAATTATTTGACGTACTACATTCAACTTTATTTCCATGATTACAAATAAAATTAATAGTAAATGATATAGTCGATACAAGATTAGTAGAACCTGATACAATACCTGTAATACTATTTAAACTAAATCCTACAGGTAAATTAGGACTACTATATGAACCAGTTCCACTAACACAATTATCAATTGAACAATCATAATTTAACATCTGATTTTGACAAATTTCAATTTCATGTACCGTAGTATCTGCCAATTTAGGATATACAGTTATTGTAAAAGTAATAGTGTTTCCTGGACAACCTAATTCACTGTTAGTATATACAGTAATCGTACTTACTAATGGTGTAGTTCCTAAATTAGCAGCTGTAAAAGAAGGAAAACTACCTGAACCACTATAACCAACCCCTAAATTTATACTACTTGTCCATGTATAAAAACTATCAATAGTACTTACAAAATCAATTTCTGGAACAATTGAATTATGACATACAGCTATATTATTTACAGGTGAAGTTACAGGAGCATCCTCAACAAATATTTCAAATGTTTCAGGAGTACCAATACAACCCAATTGAATTGGAGTAACTGTAATAATCGCTGTACCACTATTCAAAGTTGTAAAAGATGGAATACTTCCTGTACCACTTGCTGCTAATCCTATACTTGTATTATTATTAGTCCAAGTATAAGTAGATGGTAAACTAATAGTCGAAACTAATTGACCCTTACACTTAATTATATCATTCAATACTATTGAAGGAGTTGGATTTATAGTAACATTAAAAGTTACAGGAGTTCCATTACAATTAACACCAATAGGAGTTACAGTAAAAGTAACTACCTTGGGTGTAGTAGTATTATTTATAGCAGTAAATGAAATATCAGGACTACCATCAATAGTACCAGAACCACTATTAGCAATTCCTATAATAGAAGTGTTATTATGAGTATAAGTATAATTAGCACCAACTGTACCAGTAATATCAATATTTACACTACCTCCATTACAAACTGTAATATTTGAAATAGTGTTAATTATAGGTTTTGCTACTACAGTTATAATATAATCTATATCATCACCACATATACCATAAGATACATTTAAAGTATGAACTCCCGCAGATAACCCACTTAATACTACTCCATATCCTCCTGTAAGTACAGTATTACTTATAGTATTACCATCTAATTTAAATGTTGGAGTTAAATTACAATTAGTTCCACTTAATGCAAAATAAAAACTTAAATTCTGTCCCTGACATATAGTTCTATCACATAAACCATTTAATTGATTAGTTCCAACACTACTACTTAATACATTACCAATACTACTTCCACAAGAAGCTATACAATTATAACCGTCATTATTAACTGTAATAGTCTTACAATAACAACATTCATTACTATTCTCAATACAAACCTGATAACTACCAGCTGCTAAACTATTAAATGTATAATTAGTAGTAGTTATAATAGAAGTTGTCCAACCTGTCATAAATGAACAAGAACAACCACCATCTACATCATTAGTTCCATTCAATTTTATAGCTACAGTATTAGTACCTGATAAACCATTTATCGTTATAGAACCATTTGAACCATTACAAGTTGAGTTTATAACTGAATGAGTAAAGGTTAATGGTGTACTACAAGGTATAATATTCATTAAAGAACTACTGACACAACTAAGACTGTCTTTTACAGTAATATTATATAACCCACTATTAAATAGTGTAGTAGATGTGTAATTAGAAGTTGTAATTCCAGTTGCAGATTCTAATATAGCACCAATAGAATTTTTAATTTCAATATAATAAGGTGAAACACCTCCACTAATATTAATAATATTGATTAGACTATTTTCACTACCACATAATAAAGTAATATCATTTACATCAAAACTAATTGTAGAAGACGTATTTAAAATTTCAATTTGCTCACTATTTATACAACCGTCATTACTTGTATATTGTAAAGTATATATTCCTGCACTCAAATTATCCCAACCATTTATTCCTAAATTAATTGGCGTACCATTTAAATAAAATGTAGTATTATCACATAAATCAAAATTATCTATCGTTACAGAACCATTAGAAGCATTACAAGGATTAGCAGAAACTATTGTATATGTTGGGTTACAAACTTCACAATCACAATTCTTAACACTATACTGAATTACATCAGACATCGCATAACAAGATAAATTTGATTTATGAACACATCTTACTATAACTGAATATGTATAACCCTCAACTCCAGTTAAAGGTAAAATATATCCAACATTTATATCTGTCCAACTAATTCCGCCATCAATTGATAATTGCAACTGATAACCAACTCCACATCCCTGAGTAACTTCTATATAAGCATCTGAAAATGTAACACAATTAGCTTGTACTAATTGCATAATAGGAGCTGTAATACTTTCACAATCTATACAACCAACGTGAAATGATGACCTAACTAACATGTTTGGATTACAAGGATTTGAACCAAATATAATAACACCATTAACTTCTCCCATATTACCACTGTAAATATGATTTACATCAGAATTATTTATAGAGCCTGACCATCCACCATTAATACTTAAATTTTCAATAAAACCACTTACATTATCTGTACAACCACTAATACCCGATCCCTCACTATAAAAATCAAAATCATTAATATTAATATTATAAAAACTCCCACTATTTACTAATAAAGGCTCTAAAGCAGCATAATGAATATAATCTAATGCACAAGAGGCATTATGTTTAAAATAAGAATAGACTGTATGTCCATTATCATCTGTTGCTACAACAAACACTGCGAAATCACTCTCATATATAAATGAAGAACCTGCACAAATTTTACCAACTTGATTTATATATACAGTATTTCCAACTGTATTATACTTATCAATTGTATAAGAAGAAAACTCAGCATGACCAACGTCATCAAGAGGTTCATTACTATTTATAATATACCATTTATAAGTAGGATTAATTAAATTATTAAATCCAACACTACTAGCTGATAATGTTATCTGACCATTAGTACTATTATAATTATCAATATTAATTCCTACTGTTAATCCTGAATATACACAATCATTACAAAAAGGAAAATTATACACAAAACCAGACAGCCAAGGTGTAGTACCATCAGGAAAATAATCCTTACAACTATTTTCATTGTATCGTAATCTTAATTTAATATAATTCTTACTTCCATCTAAATTAAAGTTTAATCTACCAGAACTGGAAATAAACATATGGTCATTACTCAAATAAGCATTAGTCGAAGTACTATAAACACCATTATAATTTCCTGAATCTATATTTGAAATATTAGCTGTATAAACAGATAAAGGAATAGAATAATAATTATCAAATGGATTTCCACCAGCATGTGGGTAAGTTGCTATCCAAGTTGATCCAGGTATAGTAAAATCTACAGGTACATTATCACTTATTGAATATAAAGAAGTATTAACACCATTCCATATATAAGGATTACCTGTAACCCCTGTACCTATATTATTTTGCCAAAATCCATTAATAACAGGGTCAAGACTTAAACATTGATAATCAACTATTGGAGGAGTTCTAACTAATATAGTATCTGAAGTTAAAGAACTTAATGTAGCTGTATTATTATTAGAATAATACAATTCAATACTGTCAGGATAACCACCTGTCATTAAATCTATATATACATTTCCAGTAATACCTGTAACATCTATAACTCTAATATCAGTATCATTTACATCCCCCTCGTCATAATGGATTAAATTACATTCTATTTCATTACAACTTACTCTAAATTTATATGTAGTATAACAATCACCATTCTCAAGTACTACTAAATAATATCCATTCGATAAACTTCCTAATTGACCTAAATCATTAGAATTAATAAAACTATTTACAGCTAATAATGTATTTACAGATGGTATAGAATAATAGTAATCATTTGTAGGATATTCTCCATATAAAGGAAATAAAGGTAATACAGTTCCATCATCTGGAATATTTCCATATAAAAACCCACTTCCATTTAATTTTTTAATATAAGCATTACAAGAAATACAAGTAGTATTTACTATTAACTCTTTACTATTACATGTATAATCAACTGTAACATTATTATCACAAGGACAATCAACTAACATTGTAGTACCAATTATACAAGAATTATTAACCTGTAAATAAATATTAATACTATAACTACCATTACATAAATTTAATGTGCCAGTAGAAGACATAGAAATACTACCACTAGGAAAATAAGTCATAGGTATCGGATTTACATAAGAAGTACAATGAGCAGGATCAGCTATATCAGCATTAACTACCCAATTAGGATTACCTGGTATATAAGAATCTGTCACTGTATCATATATTGTAATATTTAATTTCTTAGTACTACAACTGTAATTTGCTATTACTCCATAATTAAAACAACAACTTTGTACTGTAAATGGTACTTCCTTAATACATCCATTATTACTAACAGTCAATACATAATTACCCTCAGTTAAAAAAGCACCTGGTAAATAATTATAAGTTAAATTATTATCAAAATTAGATATAACTAATCCATTATCACAATCATAACTTATAATTGGAATTTCAGGTTCTATACACTCTATCTCAATAATCTTTACTTCAATACATTCAGGATTAATAGCCGTAGTTAATGTCATCGTAGGACTACAAGAACTATCCTCATAATTAAAATTAATTAATATATTTTCATTAGGTAAAGTTGTATATACTACTACCGTTAAACTACCTTCACCAATTGGAGCTGTAGTGTGTGTAGAACCAATTGTAATACCTGAACCACAATTTGCCATAATAGACACCTTAGCAGGTTCAAATACTAAATGGTTTATAATTTTAGTTACCATATTTATATAATATACATTTTATAAGCTCAGTATCATTCAATAAATCCATATTGTCAAATATATCATAATACCTTTTTGTGTATATGTTAGAAGGATTCATTAACTGATTAGGGATTCCCTGTTGACCTGATTGAATATCACAAATACCAAAAGATTTAGCTAATTCATGTAATAAACACCATAATAATGAAATTCTATTTAACGGAGGTCTTGTATCTATACTCCATTCATAAGGAGGATTCCAATTAAAATTACTATTAATTTTTAAACTTATAACTTCTCTCTGAACCAATATAGCATTATAACATCCATAAGAATTGTAATGAGTTAATCCATATTGACCAAATAAAGTATCAAATTCTTCATAATCTACTATATCAGCCATTAATTGAAAATCACATAAACTTACATATACATCAGCCTCATTCTTATCTAACGTTCTGTCAAAAACAATAGTTTTTCCTAATACCCTTTCTAATGTATTACCCCATATTAAAAATACACTGTTAATCTCATTTATTAATTGAGCCTCTGTAACAGAACTATCTAAATTAATAAAATTAGACGGAATTATATTTTTAGCATATATAGAAGATAAAGTATTATTTATTGCACCTGCACAATCAGCTTGATTAGGTAATGGAGCTAACGTATCACTACTTCCTTGTATATAATATTTTAATTCCAATAAACAACTACTCTCATTACTCATAAACTCCCCTAACTTACTAAATGTAACATCACAACCTGTACTCACACAATTATTACCCGTTAATTTAGTACCACATACACCAGTTCTATTACTACTTAAAGTAGTCTCACTCTTTGGACTCTCAGGTATCTCACATAAAGTTAAAGGAGTAGTACAATCAACAGTCACACTGACTTCATTCGTACAAGCACCTTCTATTAATACAAATTTATAATTACCATCACTTAAACTATATATAGTACCTGCACTATCAGAAAATATCGCATAAATACTTTCAAAAGAATTTAAACTAATTAAATTCGTCGTAGTATATTCCATATATCCTCCTACTAGTACTCCCACACCCAATTGAACATAATTAGTACAAGAAGAAATACACGCACCATAACCCAAATACATATTATCAAATTCATGTTCATTACCAATATAATTAGGATTAGTTATATCTACTAAAAATTTAACTTGTAACGATGTATGACTGCTATTTAATGAAGTATAAGCATATCCCTCATTAGTATCTACATAACATAAACCTAATGAACTTCTAAAATTAGGTTCAGTACAATTTGCACATTCAGTTTGACATTCAGTAGCTGTACTAAATATACCTCCCTCAATCTCCTCATTACAATTTCCACAATCAAATCCCATTACAGGAACACAATTATTTTGACAATCTAATAAAGTTACATACTGACCATTTACATTTTCAACACATTGACCATTTACACAATCAAATCCCATTACAGGAACACAATTATTTTGACAATCTAATAAAGTTACATACTGACCATTTACATTTTCAACACATTGACCATTTACACAATCATAATTAATATTCGCATTTATACAATTACAAGTTACAGGATATGTTATATCCTCAATATCAATACATGTAGAATTACTATTAATAAAACTATTCTTAAATACGCCATTAGCAAAATTAGTATCGGCTATAAAACTTTGATTTGCATAATAAACAATTGCCTCATTATTATTAAAAGTAGAAAATGTATTTAATGCAGTCATGTTACCGTTATTTGCTATAATTACCAAAGTAATATCGTTAGGTAAAATATAAGATTGAGAATAAGTAGGAAACCCTGTACAATTAGATATTAATTGACATGAAGCACATGATTGACTTTCTCCTACTGCTGGTACATCTGTAATCAAATATATAAATTTCTGATTTGTAGTACTATAATTAGTTAATGCTTCTACAGCTTTAAATAAAGGACATCTTAAATCACTGTTTCCATTATTAACAGATGTACCATTAATAGCATTTATTAAATTAGTATTATTAGTTTGAAAATTTAAAAAACTATCATTTTTAGAAGAAAAATCTATAAAAGCTACTCTTGATAAATTTGAATAAAAAATTTCATTTACTAAATTTATAGCAAACTGTTTCTGAGTAGGTAAATAATCATTTGATATTGCTTGAGTACTACTATCAAAAGCTATTACAGCAGTAACAGCACTTTTAGGTAATACCTCACATGTTTTATTATTAGGACTTTCACAAACAATATCAGTAAATATTAACTCAGTTAAACAATCAGTATTACCACTATTACCACACGCCATACTTACTGTAATACTTGTAATAGTACTTACTAAAATATTAGTAGTTACTTGTATAGAACCTATTCCACTTCCAAACTCATCTATCACTATTGGTCCTGATATAACTAAAGGTGCAGGTAAAGTACTTGTCGAAATACTTACAGTAGCTACAGGAGTTTCCCCACAACCAACTGAACTTATCACACCTACAGTTACAAATCTTAACATATTATTTATACACTCAAAAGATACGTCTAATACAGGAGGTTCACATTCTACTGGACATGGAAGAATTACTCTATTTACAACTTCAAATTGACATCCTTTGGAATCAGTTATTTTAATACTAAATGGCTCACCATCTTCCAAAGGTAATACTATTGTATCACTATTAGAAGTTCCATTATTATCATAAGGAGCATTAAAAATACCATATTCATAACTATAATTATAAGGTGCATTACCACCACTTAAAGTTACAATTAATTCATTTGCATTACAATCTGACGTTAATGAAGCAGTTAAATGACAATCTTCATCTATACAAAATTTGTTTATAACAAAATCTTCTGTTTGACATCCATTATCATCAGTATAAGATACTGTAATACTACCACAACTTATATCTATTCCATGATTTTGAAAATCTACATTACAATCCCCATCATAAGGAGTTTGATTAAAACCTAATAAAAAATTAACTACATGTAACTGTCCAAATAAAGGATCACCATTATAACTTACCCAATTTGCATTAACTGTATTTCCAACACAGTCAGTAATAACAATAGGATTATTTAAAACACCTAAAGGAGGTGGATTATTAACTAAATTATAATCATGTAAAACTCCATGAAAATTACAATAATTACATTCAAAATATCCAGAAACAAAATAAGGTGGTGTATTACAAGTAGATGTAGTATTCAATTCAAGACATTGACCTATACAACATCTATCATTAGGATCAACACAATTATTACCTACAATATCAGTCTGAAAACATACTTTCGGATTTTCACCTAAATTCTTTAATACAATAGTATTACCATCAAAATCATGTAATTCACAATCAAAAAATGTAAATCCACAAGCACATCCACAATTATCATTACCCTGTATATTTGGATAAACAGGATGTAAAGCTAAATCAGGTGAACTATTATCTTCAATACCAACAGGTAATCCATCCTTTAAATAAGGATAATTACCACATCTTGTAGTATCAAATTCATTGGGAAAACTTAACGAAGTTAATGTCTGACAATCAGTAAATAATGGTAAATTAGCATTAGGATTAGTTGAAAATATATCAGCAGATACATACCAATAACCATTTGTATCAATAGTACTATTAAACTTAATCTCAGATTCATTACAACAATTACCCCCACAACAAGTGCAAGGGTAAGTAGTCGTATCACAACTTGTTATCTCACATTCCCCAATCATAGCAACAAACGAAATATCTACCACACAAGTAGATTCATTTGCACAATCACAAGGGTTAGGATTCTCTTGACAATTTATAACTATTAACTTATTAGTATAATAAACTACATAATTATTAAAAGGAGTTACAGGTATTCCACCATTTAAAATATATGAAACTCCATCAATAATCCACTCAATTACCTCAGCACTTGAATCATTTATCCTGAATACTTGCCTACACATAAATGCTCCACCTAATTTTAATGAATTAGTATTCACAGGTATAGTACAATTAAAATCTTGACATTCAACTAAAGTACAAGCATTACTATTAGAGTTCATATCTAAACGATACCATTTTTTTCTACCCCTATAAGTACAAGTAATAATTAAATGTTTATTCTGAGTTAAACTCGTATCAATAATTAAAGCTCCATTTTTAATAATACCACTTCCATTTGCAAAATAGATACCAGGCACAGGAGTGGAAGTTACAGAATCCATAGCTTGCCCACCTATAATACCTGTCAATATTATATTACCTCCAATATAAGAAGTATTATTTATTTCCCATACTATCTCTGTCATATTAGCTACTACAGCAGTAGGCTCAAAATCTAATCCATAATTAATTGTAACTTTCTTAGTATTATTATCGCAATAACCAACTGTCAATCTTAAATCATGGTCTGGCTCAGTTATAGTAGTTAAATTACATTGGCTCTGTACTATATGACAAGGATCAACTATACAACAACTATTAGAAACTGATATAGGTAAATTAGGATTAAATGCAGAATTGACAATATAATTAGGTGGACATGTAACAGGTACACAATTACCACTAACACAATTATTACAAGGCTCACAAGTAGTATCTACAGCAACTCCATTACAAGTGTATTGATTAGGAATAGATGTACACTCAACAGTAGGACAATCTTCACATTGACCTGTTAATAAATTTATACATCTACCTAAACTACATTCACATTCACATTCACAAGTTAATGGATTTAAAACAAACCCATTGCTACAAGTAGGTAAAGGTAATAGTACACCATTTACACAAGGTCTACAGTTAATATCACTTATACACTCAGGACAACATCCATTTGGTAAAGGCTCTACTTCTACTCCGTTTAAAATACATTTACAAGTACCATTATCACATACAGGTTGAACTGAACAAGTCGCGTTAATTTGACAGTTTGAATTTTCACAACATGAAGCACAATAAGTTGTAGTACCAATACAAGTATTACAAAAATAAAAAGGATTATCTGACAGTAAATTATGTTCCAATAAATAATCATTAAATACAAAAGTACCTAAACAATGATTAGACGGAGTTTGGTTTTCTAACGCTAATATCTGAAAAGCATAATACTTTTTACAATCACCTACTTTATATCCAATAACAAAACCACCTCCTGGTGCAGGAATACCATCTGTACTTATCTTAATACTTATCTCAGAACTACTAATATAATTAAATGTCATCTGACCGTCTATATCAATAGAACCTATTGTCTCATCAAAAATTTGATAATCCGTTACTACAGCACATCCATTGTTATCTTGAATATTAACAAAAGAAGATAAAATCCAATTACCTCCACTATTATTACTATATAAATTTATTAAATAATTACTATCATCTATTTTAGTACAAGTTTTTGTAACATTAATATTATCACCTGTATTACCACCACAACACATTTGTCCACAAGTCTTACATTTATATAAGTTCTGAATATTAGTATCATTTAAAGCAACACCTGTCACATTTAAAGTGAAATCCTGATTGTATTGTATTCTACAAACAAATCTAATTACTCCACAAGGAGTGTCTTTTTCAAACATTACATAAATTCCATCTAAACCACGAATATAATTATCTGAATTAGAAGGATGACAATTCATTTCTTCAAATGTAATTTCTCTTCCATTTATATCATCTACAGCTTTAATTATAATCGAATAGGCACTTGAACCTACATTAAAATTAAAAGAAGAACTGATTAAAGGAGTTACCTCTAAAAAATTACCTATTTGTATTTGTCCAGAAGTATTAACACCCTCATTTACAGAACCTGTCTTAGTAGCGTAATAAACCCTATCAGCTATTTCAGAAGTAGAACCTGTTCTAATTCCAATCTTGTTTCGTTTTTGACCTGATATACAATTACCATAATTACCATAATATATGGTAGCCATATCCTGTAAACAATAAGTATGATTAGACTCACAAGACGGTTCACAATTACCTGTATCAGGATTTAATACTGTACAAGGATAAGGACACGCACAAATTTCTTGTTCACAATTTCCCGTACATATAGGAGGCTGCCAATAAAAATATTTACACTTACAACATGTATTACAATTACCACAACAAATAGTAACCTTAATTTCACATACCTGATCCTCCAAAGATAAATTAGGATCATAATCATTTACTATAATCTGAATTTCTTCATCATGTATAGTATAACCACTCGCCAAAGTAGCACAAGCTGGTAATTCCCAAGTATAAGTAGGTTCACCTACCTCACAATCACCACTTGCAACTAAACTAATTAACGTTTCATTTTCTTCAATAGAATCATTTATAGTAAGACTTACAGTACAAATCTGACTACCACAATTATAACTAAAACTATCAACAAAATTATCAGTACCATCATGAGTATATACATAATATTTAGTATTAACATCATGTAATACAACAGTTCCATATAAAGGACTTGTATTGATTACAGGAGTACAATTAATACCAATATCAATAATTACATGATTACCCTTACATACCGTAGCAGTCTTATTACAATTTATAGGGTTAGGAGTTACCGACCCACATCCACATGGCATATTTATTAAATTTGATTTTTTATATTGTTAATAAATTGAGAACTAATATCCATTATTATATCCTCCTCACAATTCCTACTCATACCTATACCTAAATTAGTAACATTACAATTAGCTGTATTCATAGTAACCTCCACATTGTCAATACTACAATCCTTTACGATTTGCTGAACATTTATAGTACTTATATTACAAACAGATTCTATATTTATAGTAGGAATAATATTACAACTGATATGCGATTGAGATAAAGTTAAAGCTATATGATTACATAATCTATTATGATTAATATTAATATTCAAACTATTACATATATCTATTAAAGGTTCTATATAACCATTATGCTCTAATTGCCACTCTAAACAATCTATGTAATCTTGACTATTATACCAATCATTATCTAAGTCTATTACAGATACGTCTTCAATACTTTTATTACAGTTAGGACAATTTTTTATCATGTCTTTTATTTTTTCAATTGATAATTCAATATCAGTAGTTAAAACACAGTTAATATTTTTATTTAAATTATCTAACAGTAATAAATAAGTTCTTAAATGATGATATACAGATTTATCAAAACATTTAATATTATAATAAGATTCTACATACTGACTATAACTTAACTCAGCTAACTTACACTGCATCTCTATCATTAACTTAGAAATGTCAGTATTACATACATGAACAATTTCCATTATTATTTTTTAAATCTTCCTTTAATGAGTTAAATAAATCCTTAATCCTATTCCATTTACAACAAACCTTATTATACCTAATAGCATCTAATTTCAATTGCTTAATCTGTATCTCTTCTAATTTAGTCTTTAATTCTGTTTCATCACATAAATTTATAGCTGCTATCTCATTAGCTAATTGACAAGTCATAGTACATAGAAATATATCTTTTTTTATATACTTCTTTCCACATATTTCAACTGAAAAAGTATATATACCATCTGGTAAATTTACTCCAATTGATAATCCAATATCTTCAGATTTTATTATGTCAAAAGTAGAATTAATAATTTTCTTATATTCTTTATTACTACCTACAGGAGTAATGATTAATTCATAAGTATCAGGCTTAGTCATCCATTGAGATAAATCCTTAAATATCATAGTCTTACAATCCTTATAATCTATAATAAAATCAAACTTATTATCTACTATACAATAACAACTTGACATAATTTAATTTTTAAAATTATTTATTGTTAATTAAAAACTCTCTAATTTGCTTCACCTTGTCCGTCTTTGTCCCTTTTGTACTAAACGCTAAATTTAAATAAGTTCCTATCTCTATTAATTCAGTCTCCGTAAATTGAGATGCTATATAACTGTCCTTTTTATTTTGAAGCAATAACTCTTTAAATAAAGTTAATGGTTTAGGTTCAATAACAGCAACTACTTTGTAAATGTGATCATATATTACAACTCTCCATTTTTGTATTACATTGCCACTTATAATGTCTTCTCTAGTTAACCCATTTATATAATCCTCATCCTCTTTACTTAATAATTCAGCTCCTAAAGGTAATTCAAATTCCGTCCCATCTGGATTCATTGGACTATTATAATACAAAAAATTATTGTATAAAAACATATTAATTAAGTATATATTCTAAACCTATGTTAAACACTTGATTTAAATTATTAGCTCGTGGTCTCTCGTAAATAGTTGCACCCGCCCATACAAAATCAGGATGAGGAACTGTCTGTATAACATTAGTAACAGGAATACTCGATAATGTGTTATTACAAGTTATAGCATCAACATCAAAAAAATTAAGTGGCTTAAGTGGCTGAGGATCTAATAATTGACATAAAGTTTTATTAAGTAAATCGAACTTCGTTCTAATCGCCTGTAATTGCGTTATTACTTCATTTGCCATCTTTTAGTTTTTAAAATATTTTGTTACTTAAATTATTATTATTAAATTATCTAATAATAATCTAACAACAAGATAAATTACAACAATCAGTAAACTCTTTAATAAACTCCTCAATTCTTGACTGTAACTTTTTACCTACTTTTACTTTCTCTACTTTCTGACAAGGACATACCAAACTACACTTACAACTCAAATAATTGTGAATTATATTCTTAATAGCCTTATCCATAGCGAAATTCCAATCCTTGTTTATCGTACTCCTATAAGTACAACAACTTATATTACAACATTCTAATATCTTAGAAAGATGGTAATACGTTAAATCTTTTAATATTTCCCTTTTCATAGTTAAAAAAATATAGCCACTAAACACTTATTCAATGTTAGCAGCTATACCATATTTTTAATCGACTTGTAAAATTGTTAATTATTCGTTGTCCTCTCCGTAATAACCCGTAATAGCAACTACCGTATTAGTACCTACACCACAAGCTGGAGTAACTGGACAATCACAAGTTAAACCTGTAAAACCAAACTGAGTATTTAAGAAAGTTGCAATAGCATCACTCAAAGCCTCATTTGAATTGTCAATACCAAGATAAACATGTAAGTCATTATGACCTGGATCATATGCCAAAGGTTGCTCAAATACTAATTCAAAAATACAGTATTTTTTACCACACTCACAGCTATATTGACCAAAAGATTGTGACTCCAAAGGATAATCATAAAAATTCATATTACCACTTAAAGGATCAATGTAATTACGATTACTCTCTCTCTCTAAACGAATCATTTTACAACCATCACCCGTAGGATAAACTAAACTCTGTATCTTCTGAATGTTAATGTTACAATTCCAACCAGAATTATTAGAAGAAGATAAACCTTCGTACTTAACATAAAATGTAGTACCCTTAAATTCACCTAAATCTTTTTTATCCACAGGAATACAACAAGCACCACAATACTCAGGATAAGTTAAACCCTCAATAATTAATCCAGCCTCGTAAGTTTTCTTGATACAAGTACCATCTTTTTTACACTGATCTAAACCTGGATCAGCAGCACAAGCTTCACAATCAGGACAAGTAGGTAAATTACATACAGCAGGATTTACTTCCCAAACATCAGTAGGTGTGCAAATAACAGTAGCCTTAATGAAACGATTTTTTAAACCACCACAGAAATTACCACTATTAATATCATGTGCAAACATACGTGCCAATGCAACAGCATTACCTGTAGTATCACAATTCTCACAACAACCTGTTCTAACTCTACTATACATCAAATTACCACCTACTCTACCAATATTAGCAATAGGACTGTGAATCGTAAAACCTAAAGAATAATCAGTAGCACACTGAATATTAGAAAATAAAATCTGAGTTTTCTGAACCTGACCATCAGTAGGGCAAGTACTCGTAATACTCTTTAACATCTTTTTACTCAAAGTCTTAGTTTTAAAAGTAAAACCATTACCACCAATTGCAAAAGCAAACTCATTAGCAATAGGTACAGTAGGATCTAAAATCTGACCACTAGGACTTACAATAGCAAACTCACCCGAAGCTAAATTGTATGTACCTTGAGGGCAACCACTCTCTTCACAAGGAACTGTTAATAAATATTCACATCCAGTAGGAACATATAAATCTGTACCCAAATGCGCACATAAAACCTCTGGTGTATTCCAACGACCGTTAATCATTTTAAATATATTATTTAAATCGTTTGTTTATAAACATAAGCGAATTGTTATTCAATTATTGTCAGTAAATCATTCGACTCCTTAGTCGTCGGACTCTCTATGTCAATCTTTATATTCAATACAGTTAAATCAATTAACTCATATTGTAAATGCTCTGGCAATTCACTATTCTGCTGAATTAATAAATTACCATTGAAATCCTCATAATCCCCAAAATACATATTCCTCGGATAACGTAAATAATCAATCTCCAAACCACCTAACGAAAAATCAACATCAGAATATCCATACATGTAATTTTTCCTAAAAACAAAAGGTACTACCATCCACTCAAAAGACGGCTTGTAATTATCATCCTTTAATACCTGGTAAATATCATCATGCTCCGTAATATCCGTAGAAATATTAATTTTACAACTACCCTTAGTAGCTAAAACCTGAGAAGATATGTGTATAAAATATTTACTCTCTAAATTGTCTAAATTATAACGATAAGATACATTATCAATAATCTCAGGCTGTAAAATTTCATGCTCCAATAAATGCTTTAAATCTTCTATTCTTTTTTGATTACCTTCAAAACCCTTCTTATAAATATTATTAATATTATAACGAGTATTTAATAACTGTATCTGTGAACGATTTAAATAAGCATCTATTTCATAACTTAAAAAATTATCATAATGTAAACTATCTACCTTATCCATCCTAAGCTTTATTAAATAATGCATCTCACGTATATCCATAACTACTAAAACTTATTAACCTTACTTATCTTGTCTTTTCTCGCTTTTAATTTTTCTTTTAACATCTCTAAACGAGTTCTATTCTGAGGCGAATAAATAAATTCAACCAAACTCTCTAATCCAAATACAGGTATAATATCATTCTCATCCTCCAAAGAATATTGACCGTTTTTAGAAGTATTAATAATCTTAACCTGTAATAACTCAGATACAAAAGATTGCTTCTCACGTGCCGTATTCTCCAAATTAGCCAAATATAAAAACTTATCCAAATTACTCTCAATTAAATCACCTAACATAATCCTAACATCCGTATCCCTTAAATTAAAAGCATTTACATTATTAATGTTCAAAATATCTCGCATAGTAGATAATGTCATATTACTAAATATACTATATGCCAAACTTTTTCTTTCCTGCTTATTAATCTTAGAATTATTCAAATTCTCCTCATCAAATATGTAAAACTCAATCTTATTACTTCCATACATATCCTCCTGACGACTAGACTTTGCTACCGTCTTACCACCCATTAACATACATAATTTCAAAGCCTCAGTAGGTACAGCTTTATTTAATACTATATCACCTTCCTGTAACTTAATAGGCTTAATCTTTTTCCAAATAGGATTATCAAGATTAGGACTTAAATTTTCACCACCTAATAACTTAGCTACCTCATCATGTAACTCTTTCTCACTCTTAACATTCAACTTAGTCAATCTCTCTATATTTTCCTCCAACATTCTTTCAACAGTAGGCTTAGTATTAATCTCATTTTCAATATTAACTAACTTCTGTTGTAACTGAGTACCAGCTTCAAATAACTTTTCAAAATTCTCATTCTCATCCATATATTGCTTAGTCAAAGTAGCAACTGTCTCATTTAATTTAGTTATTAATGATTCATCTTTCTTATTCTTAGATTCCTCACGTGATAATAACTTTTTGTTTTCCTTAATTTCAGTTTCTAATCTATTAATTAAATCACGCGAATCTGTGTACTCTGCCTTATTAATTATAATCTGAGTCTCAATAGTAGCCCTATCAATCTCTACATTAGCCAACCTTTTTTTCCTACTCTCCAATAACTGCAATTTCATCTGCTCTATAATAGGAGTATCCTCCTTACTAACCTTAATATTCAAAGCTTCATAATCTAAATATGAAAAATCAATACTCAATTGACCAGTTCTACCATCTAAACAAAAATGTTTGAAACATGTTGTATTAGGCGCACGTAACTGACCAGATACAGCATAAGGCATGTAAGCCTTTACTGCAAGATCATCAACTGGTCTTATAACTACTTTATTATTTTTACTCATTAAATGTCATTTAATCGTGTTTAAACATTTGTTAAAAATAGATTGTAACTAAATTATTAGCTACAATCTATTCAATTATAAATACTAATATGTGTAATTGTATGCAATTTCACCACATGCAGTTATATCCCTAATCCAAATACCTAAATTTGCAGAAGTTACTAACTCAGAATATGGTCCAGTATGCGAAGCTATACCACTCTCATTACCAAACCATCCACCATGACCAGGTACTAAACTTACAATTTTCTCACCATGTTTTAACATGCAAATATTTTCTTTATCTTGCTCAGTATCCAAATTTAAAAAGATAATTGTCCAAGATTCAATAGGCGCAGATTTAGTAGGATGCTCCAATTTATTAATTGTACGATTGTCAAATAAAGGATTATTAACCAATCTCAAAGTCAAATTATTAGGCATGTGAAACTCAGTAAACTGAAAACCATAAGCCAATGAGTTTTTGTGATACTTAGAAATAGTCTTATTATAAGCTAAACCATCACCCAAAGTAATAATACCATTATTACCCAATTTCTCTAACATAGCTTTGTGAAACTCATTCTGAGCTTGAGTACCAGCATAACCAATAAAAGTTCTATCACCCTCTACAGAAACTCTATCAAATACTAAACTTGATAAAAACTCTTCGTAAACCTCTGTATCAAAATATGTAGTCAAATAACGATTTGAAAATCTCATCATAGCCTTTAAACCACCACCTGAAATTTTACTCTTACCATCTTCAGTTAATACAGTATTTGTAATTCTCTCACCATACCAAAATTCCTCTTCCAATGAATTAAACCAAGTCTGCCAAAATTTATACTCACCTCTTTGAATCCAAAACGCTCCCTTAATAGCATTAGAACCACCAGTACCAGGTACATCACCCTTAACCTTAATTTCCATTACATTCTCAGTCTTATCCACATATAAAATATTGTCAAATGGCTCGCCATTTCTAATCTGATTTGACTGATTCATGTCTGCCATAGCAGCATCACGAGTCATACCAAAACGTTGCCAAAATTTACCAATATTATTACGGAATTTATAACGTCTGTCAAATAATAACATACCACCTGCATTACCACTACGTGTGTCAATACCAGTAGGCGCAGCACCTAAACGAATCCATACCTCACCTACCTCTAACCATTGCGTAGGCAAATAAGGCTGAGATCTTAAAGAAACTTCATATACATAACCAGTTACATCAGAACCACCTAAATAACGTTGAACAATAGCCTGATATTGCTTGTCACGAGGAGCAATTGTATCACCCTCAGCAGCCAAAGCCTTATCTACCTTAATTTTAAAAGTAGATACCTGACCATTAGCCAAACCTTGACCAGGAGCAGGATTACCAACTTCTAAATTCTCTACAATTCGCATGTCACGATCAGCAGCACCTGTTAAAAACCACTCATATTGAAATCCATTAATCTCAATAACAGATTTTTTTATCTCACTAAATAATTGCTCACGACCTAATCCCATTAATGAACTAAATAAAGGTGTAGAAATCAATTTCTTAGCCGAAAAAGCTTGTTGTAATACATCACCTACAAATACATAAGGACGCAACTCAGCAGCCCTAGTTAAGTGATTTAATTCTAAATGTCGTACAGCTAACTGTGGAGTAACCTCCGTCGCAGTTGTAGTTAAATTAGCTAATTGAAAAGCCATAATTTTATAAATTGTTTTATTATTTGTTACCGTAATCTTATTTGTTACTAATCCATTAACGGATTATTACTATTACCATAATTACCTCCATTACTACTCAACCTCTGTAAACTTGATTTCTTTAAATGATTCTCCAAAGTCTTAACAGTACTATTCTTAACCTCAGTCTCCAAATTCTTTAAACTAAATCCCGATTGAATAAACTGAGCTACCAAAGTATCTATCAATATCTGTTGCTCTACAGTCAAATTCTGCATAGCCCAATTTAAACCAGTACTATACTGAGGATTACCAGCTTCATCCAAATAAGGTCTTCCATCCTCATAATATAACCGATACTCACTAAACATAAAATCCTGTAAACCACTCTTAATAGTATTGTTAATAGGAATACCTGCCAAATTATCAGTACTCCTCAAAAATACCTCTACATTGTTTTTATAACGCTCATTCTCATAAGCTAATCTCCTATTCTCCAGCTCAACTTCCTGCATCCACTTATTACGATCGTTTTCCTGACGAGTTATCAATGAATTTAAACTCTCCTGAGCATCATCACGTAAAGAATTATTAGCCTCCGAGTTTTTTAGAAACCTATCTATGTAATCCTTACTACGACCTTGAGTACGCAAATCCTCCTGTATAGCTAACTTTTGATTTGAAGAAGACCTGATGTCAAATGAATCCCAATCACGATCCTTATAAGCTTGAGCAAAGTCCGATAACGTAGCCCCATTAGCCATAGCATTTACAAAAGATTCAAATTTCTTATCATCAAAAAAACTATACTTCTCACGCAATATTTCCTCAGCTAATACAGCACTCTGATTATACATCAATAACTTGAAACCATCCTCAGTGTCTAAATTAAAATTAGGATCTAATTTACGCAATTCCTCTACATCAATGTTGAAAATATCATTTTCCTTACCCCAATTATATAAAGTCTGATAAACACTCTGAGTATCCTCACCATTGCTATCCTCTACCAAAGCTGGAGCATTGTGAATACTCTGTACTTTCTTCTCTTCCTCTCGCTCCGCAATTTTGTTACTATTCTCTATAGCCGTATCTACTAAACTCTTTTCTTCCTTTTCCTCAATAGCATTGAATAAAGGATTTTCATCGCCCGCTATACCATATAAACTATCCATCTTGTCAAATTGTATTTATTTTTTTTGTTATTAAAGTTATATTTTATAAGTAATAAATATTATATCAATTATACTAACCAATTTTTATTTCTTACTCTTATTATTTTCTAAATTATTTTTTAATATCTCATTCTTAGTTTCTAATAACTCTTTATTCATTAAAGTCTCAGCCCTCTTAATCTCATTTTTCTCATCCAATACATCAATCTCTTTCTCCTTAACATTAGATTTTAAATCACTCTCATACTGCCTAATCTCATATTTTATATTCTCCAACTGTAAAGCTAAATCCTTATTCATCTGAGCTATCTCTAACTTAACATTATTTAAATCCTGTGATTCCTTAATTTTCTGCTCAATTTTCTTTAACTCCAATTGCATAGTCTCCTCATGCTGTGCCTGAGATTGCTTTAACTGATTCTCCTGCATCCTATTCTTTAACTCATCCTGCTCTTTCTCTAACTCTATTAAATTCTGAAGTTTCTTAGATAAAGAATAATCCTCATTCATTAACTTTAATATAGTAGAAATCTTATAGCCATTCTGAATTAAAGGCTGAGCCAAACCATCCATCATCTTAATCAAATCCTTATCCTTACTACTATTTGTAATCGCTACATCATAAGTATAATTAGAAAAAATATCTGTACTAATATGTATCGGCGACATGTCATCCAACATTACAGCCTGTAATGGATTATCCCTGTAATAATGCTTACATACCTCAATAAACTGCTTTAAAACATTCTGTACACATGAATCATGCTGCGCATACTCATACTCCGTGATTAAATTACTCTGAGCCACACTCTGCTGATTATCAGATACATTACTACCAGCCGATACACGACCCTCACGCTCCTTAGTTATACCCATAACCTCACCACAACGCAATTGAAAATATTGTAACATCTCTATCCTATCATGCAAAGCACCACGAGCAACAGATAAATCAACATTACCAAACTGATTAAATGTACTACGATTCGTACTCTGCTTAGAAGTATCAACAGGTATTATCCTAAACTTCTTTAAAACCTGAGCATACTCCTCATAATCCCAATCACCAGGTATAGCATTAACATCCATTAATAATAATGAACCTATCTCCGAATCCATTAACTTGTCTATCTGACGAGATATAACATTAATTATATACTGAAATGGCTTCGCACGATCTAACTGTGATATGGGATTACCATTACGAGCATTATATATCTTACCAACAAAACCTAACTTACAATCAAATGGATTATCACTATCATTAAACTGTACCTCCTTTATCCCATAATCAAAAAAATAACTACTATTCAACGAATAACCACTATGTACCCTAGGAACCCAATACTTCTTTAACTCCTTATCCCCCATAGACTTATCTAACTTATAATCACCATTAACCACATCCTTTACCAATACACCATCACGATACCTCGTCAATATCTGTATATCCATCAACCCCTTCCACTCATAATAACTTAACTTACCAACATTACTTACATTACTAAATCTAAACGTAGGCAATATAGTAGCCTCCGTATCATACTCCTTATACTTCATGTTTGACATGAATTTATCACCTATCTTAGTTACATCCAAACCTTCATCAAAAGATAAAGCTCGATTATCAGTAGATAAATTATGCATGTAATCATTTAATATATTTAAAGAACCATGATAAACACCACTGTAATTACCATAACCATTTATATTTCTATCAAATACATCATAATCTAAATTATCTACCTTACTACCCAAAAATGAATAAATCCTATCATAAGTTAAATAAAAATCATACTTAGCCCAAGAAGAATCCTGTATATCTACAATGTCAGGACTTATATCATAAGTCATATATAAAGGATTTAATAATAATATCTCTGGTTTATTAGTAACAATAGGCAAATATAACTCATGCGCAGCAGTCAAAGCATCCAAAAAGCCACGCTGAAATAAATGCCTGTAATTATAATGATTTATATGATACTTTAATAAATTATTACACTCTATCTCAGCACCAATCCTATAATTAGTGTAATTCTTATTCAACTCCTTAAATGACTCTCGATTGAATTTTTTTAACTCCTCTATATTATTTAAACCCCCTTCCTTTATTTTCTTCTGTAACATATTACCATGACGCAATAACTGACGATTTAAATATGAAGTCTTCTCATTTATAGCCTCCTTATTAGTAGCTATCGCATGATAATTAAAAGGTCTATCACGTATCTCACCCAACATAACCCTAATCTTAGATATAACTACATCATAATGCTGAAGCTTCCTTACCTCATCTATATCCAAATCAGAAGTGATATACCTACGCATATCCTCTACATCTATCTCGTAATTTAACATCTTGTAATTAGCCATCATGTTACGCTTTACATCAGAAAATAATCCAAAATTATTATCCATACTACGCATAACAGTCTTAAAATAATTACCCTCATTTGCAACCTTATCAGAATAAGATAACCTGTGATTTATATTCATAATTTTTATACTATACCCGATTTGTGCTTCCTAAATAATTTCTCAAAAGAAGATAAAAATCTACTCGACTTCTTAGGCTCATATTCATGAATATCAAAGTTCTTCTCCTTCATATTCAAAACCATAGCAAATAAAGCATCCACCCTGTCAAAATTATCATCCAACCTGTTATAAGAAATTAACTCCTCTAATAAAGGCTTACTATATATGAAATCCATATTTCTTAATATCGTACCACCCTCAGAATCATTAACCACATCCGTATATATACGACCTATCTCCTTCTCCAACCACTCACACGTGAAACGCTCCAATATAGGAACCAATGCCGTAGTCTTTATGTAACCAAATACATTACCCTGAGTAATCTTATCCATGTTAGATTCCAACGTGTGTATCGGCTTGTAACTCAATAAGTTTAATAAACCACGACGATTAAAATACTCAACATTAGAACGAATGTTAGTCTCCATCATAATCAACGCTTTATTATAATAAAGTGATAACAATTCTGCAATCTCATTTATCTTATCAGTTAAGACATATCTACCAGTGTACTCAGCTACTATACAATCAGAAAAAGAAGAACCCCTAATAAAAGGTTTATATACATACATACAAGCCAACGAATCAGGCTTTAAAACGTAATCCTGATGCACAGGGTCATAACCTATAATATATTCAATCCCATCTATAGGCTCCTCAAATATCCTTACAGCACCCTTTAAATAATTATAATCATCTTTCAAATCAGACGGGATGTTAAAATTATGTATGTACTCATACTCACCTGTCATGTCCTTAATAAATTTAACTCCTTTACCCGTATTAGTCCTTACTAAATGACCATGATTACCAATACTATCCAAATGTGAATTGTTTAACTTATTTAATACTTTCTGTAACTCATATACAGGAAATATATTACCCTTCTTATTCAAAAACATCTCAGATGGCAATAAAGGTCTATTCATCACCTCCTCATCTATCGTCTTAGACGAAGCCTTGTGATAAACTAAATCATCTCGTACTTTCTGTATCTTACTATTAGCTAACTCTAAATTAGTTAATAACCTGTCATCCTTGAAATTTATATCAGCCAACGTAGCTGGTATAAATAATCCAATATTCTTACCACTATTCTCAAACGTATCAGGGAAACCTAAACACTCATATTCATCAGGACTCTCAAATATCTTACGAATACTCGCAACTTTCTCAATATCACCACTCGTACCAATAAATATAGTAGTACCAAACTTAACCAAACCCTCTTTCTGAGTATCCTTGTGCGCACCATAAAAATCTAATAAATTAGTAAATAAACCACACTCCTCAGCTATCGTTAAATTATTACTATAACCCGCTGTCACATAAGGATTACTGTCCGTAGTCAATACCAATATTGAAGATTTACTACCAATACGCTCCTTAACTTTCTCACCATCCTTACTTAAAGTGAATATCTCTTTCTCCTGAACTATCTGATCAAACCAAGATCCAGTAATTGACCTACGAAACGGAGATGGATAATTATCCTCAGCAGTTTTATATACACCTGGCAAATTATCATGCCAATCCTTAATCTTACTAACAAATTCCTTACTATGCTTCTTGATGTTAGCTACAATAATAA